CCGACTTGCTTAGGGAACAACATAAGAGTATGCCGATCGATGTTGATCGACAATCTCGCGTAACCTTCGGTGGTACAAAGAAAAGTTAATTTTTTAACTATTCTCGGGATAACAACCAATTCCCTACTATCGATTTAAATAAACCGTCTATATTTTATAGACAAAAGGAGTAATAAACTATGGCTAACAAAAACACAGCCGGTTTTGGTTTGATTGCAGTGGGTACAGTTGGTTCAACACCATCTACTCAAGGTCAAGGCAAATACTACATTGATGCGGCGTACGATAAGTCGTTGTATCAAGGCACAGCGGTTCAGTCTAAAGTTGGTTACATAAAAGTTGGGCAAAATGCAATTACTGATAAAACTATCGGTGTATTGAATGGTATTTTTTACAATGCCGCTACAACTTTAAAACCTACTTGGGCAAACCACTATGCACAACCTATTACTCCAGCAAACAGTGAAGACATCACAGCTTTTGTTCTCGACAACCCGTTACAATTATTTGTAGCGTCTGTCGATGACGCAGTTGCTCAAGCCGGTTATGGTAAAACATACGGCATGACTACAGGTGATCCGGCCGGAAGTACAATCAATGGTCAATCATCTTCTGAGCTAATTATAGCTGGTGTTCACATCACAGACAACTCATGGCGTTTAATAAGAACTGCTGAGGATCCTGAAAATAATGATATAACTGCAGCTAACTGTAGTGTTATCGTTTGTCAGAACCTTAACCAGTACTTAACTAACGCGGTGACGTGGCAATAATAGGAGCATATAGAAATGGCAATATCACGAGCACAGCTAGTTAAAGAACTAGAACCAGGCCTAAATGCACTATTTGGGCTGGAGTACAAACGGTATGACAATGAGTCATCCGAAATATACGTTACTGAATCAAGTGACAGAGCTTTCGAAGAGGAAGTTATGTTATCAGGGTTCGCTAACGCTGATGTAAAAGCAGAAGGTCAAGGCATATCTTACGATACTGCACAAGAGACTTACACTGCTCGTTACACTATGGAAACGATTGCGCTAGCTTTCGCTATCACAGAAGAAGCTATCGAAGATAACCTCTACGATAGATTAGCTTCTAGATACACAAAAGCATTAGCAAGATCTATGTCTAACGCAAAACAAGTTAAAGCGGCTAACCCGTTAAATAATGGTCTACCTTCGGTAGCGACTTATAAAACAGGCGATGCAGTAGCATTGTTCTCAACTGCTCACACAACGATCAGTGGAACAAATGTTGCAAACACTTTATCTACTCAAGCGGACTTAAACGAAACTTCATTAGAACAAGCATTGATTGACATTGCTGCGTTCACTGATGAAAGAGGTTTAAAAGTTGCAGCTAGAGGCGTTAAGATGATCGTTCCTTCTGCTAACCAATTCAATGCTGAAAGATTGTTAAAATCTCAAGGTAGAACTGGTACTGCAGATAACGATATCAATGCAGTCAACTCTATGGGAATGATTCCTCAAGGATACAGAGTGAACCATTTCTTAAATGATTCTGACTCATGGTACGTTATTACGGACGTTCCAAACGGTATGAAACACTTTGAAAGAACTCCATTGAGTACATCAATGGAAGGTGATTTCGATACTGGTAACGTAAGATACAAAGCTAGAGAAAGATACGTCTTCGGCGCATCTGACTATAGAGGTATCTTCGGCGTTGAAGGTGCGTAACCTAAACTAAATTTGTGGCCGGACATAGTTCGGCCACATTTTCTAAATATGGTGAGAAATATGAGAAAATTCCTAGTACACATCCATGCATATCAATATAAAGCTAAATTTGAAGTTTTAGCTGACGATAATGTTGAATCTATTGAAAATTCTATCATTGACAAACTAGGAGAAAAAAGTGTAGAATGGGAGTATCTTGGAGAAATGATGGATCCCAAGATTAAACGAATAACCTATGAGGAGGTTGTTGATGGTACACGAGTTGTACAAACAGAAAAAGTCCTTGGAGTTGAGGTGGCAACTGGAGTATGAGCAAGAAGGTAAATATACTCTTAACATGGTCAGAATTGATAATGCTATTAAAGACACTATCAATGAGATTAAACTCGAAGAGGCTAAAATTGCAGATAGAGAAAATGCAATTAAAAATGCTGCCCCCCAAGTTTCTGTGGCTACTTAGATAAACGCCACATCGCTGAAATCTTGTATTTCTACAAGGATCTCTTGCACTCTACTTAAATCTACTATATAAATAACTCACTAAGATTAATTAAAACATAAATTGGTTATTCTTTGCTTAGTAAGAATAACTGGCGCAAGGAGGCGCTGATTATATGACAACACACTTTTCAACGGGCGTAACAAACGTTAGAGGTAAACAAGGAGCTACATCTTTATTTAGTGGAATAAAACAACCACTTATTACTGGTGGAACTTCTCCGCAAGAATGGGCATTTCAAGATGACTTTGTCCAATTCTCACAAACAACTTTATCACCATGGACTATAACAGATCCAGGTGGTGGATCTTACATGTTGGCTCAATATGCACAAGGATGGTTGAGAATGGGAGATGCTGGTCCAACTGCTGCAGACATTGCAATAGCTGCATCAGAGGACGTTTTCCAGTATCATTCTAAGAAATTATGGTACTTCGAAACTTCAATCGCAGTTACCGATGTTACTGAACTTAACACTTTTGTTGGTTTTGCGGCAAATGCTTATGCTAACCCAAATGCAGTACCAAATGATGGTATTGGATTCTCTCATTTAGAAGATACAACTACAATTCAATTTGTATCTAGAAAAAATGGAGCAGGAACATCTTTCACTATGAAAGATAGCGCAGCAGGAAGTACTTATACTTTTGCAGATTCTAGTATAACGACACAATCAGCAACGGCATACAACATGCCTGATAATAATGTTAGATTGGGATTTTTATTCCAACCAGCAGGAACTGAATTGGGTCAAACATCAGCACAATATAAATTGTTTTTAGATGGTAATTGTGTAGGAACACAAGCAGCAACAACTGTTCCTGATGATTTACTTATGGAAATGAAGATGATGACTGAAAGTAAAGGCACTGTAGCTAACGACCTTTATGTTGACTACGTTCAAACAGTACAACAAAGATAATAAGATTATTCTAGGCTCCTTCGGGAGCCTAGATAATTAGGAGAAAATTATGAGTACATATCCCGTAGATATAAAAACAGTTAATATTACAACTGCTACCACTACAACAATTCATGCTGGTCCAGCGAGAATATTAGGACTTTCGTGGGTTGTACCTACGAATGTTGGAGTTGGAACAATAACAGTTAATGATAACACGACGGCAATGTGGGTAGTTGATACACCAGCTACAAATACTACAGATTACAAATCTCCAGTATTTGGACACATAATGTTACCAGGAACAGGAATTAGAGCCCACACGAGTTTGAAAGTTACGAACGCAGTAGTAACACATGTAACTGTTTACTATGGATAGGAGTATAGATGGCCAATACAACATCAGGCTCTTATACATTTGATAAAACTTTTGCTATTGATGATATCATTGCAGAAGCTTACGAAAGAATCGGTTTAGTTGGTTCTGCCGGACATCAACTTCAAAGTGCTAGAAGATCATTAAATATATTATTTCAAGAATGGGGTAATAGAGGAATTCATTTTTGGGAAATAGGTCAGACTAATATTGATTTATCAGAAGGCACTACTGAATATATATTTTATAGAGATAGTGGAGATGGAACAAGTGCCACTACTGCACCAGTAAATGGTATCTATGGAATAGCTGATATCATGACAGCTTCTTATCGAACCAATTATAATACTACTTCACAAACAGATTTACCTTTAACTAAAATTAGCCGTGATACATATGCGGCGCTTTCAAATAAATTAACTAAAAGTACGCCAAGTCAATTCTGGGTTCAAAGATTCATAGACAAAACTACAATTACAATTTACCCAACTGCAAATTCAACGGCTGCTGATAATTATATTAGTATTTATTATGTAGCACGGGTTCAAGATGTTGGTAAAGCTTATACTAATGCTGTGGATGCACCTTATAGATTTATACCATGTATGGTAGCAGGTCTAGCCTTTTATCTTTCACAAAAATTTGCACCACAAAGAACACAAGAAATGAAATTATTATACGAAGATGAATTACAAAGAGCACTAGCGGAGGATGGATCAGCGGCGAGTACGTTTATTACACCGAAAACTTATTATCCAAACATATAATGGCAATAGCAGTAGTTAAAAAAATTTTACAGGGAATTGGAAAACAAGTTAAAAAACTTAAACCAAAGAAAAAATGGTCTAAGAAAAATGTTGGTATAGGAAAAATAAAAGATCAAAAACTTTATAAAACTTTAGGTAAAGATAAGTATGGAGATATACAAATTATTAATAAAGGTCCTCAAAAAGGATATAGAGTCCCATTAGATAAAAAAGGATTTACTGAAAGAAGACCTTGGGCATCGGATAAAAGCTACAAAGCTTCATATGGAGAAAGAATTCCAGGAAGTCAGTCTGGGGCTACAGTTGAAAAACAAATGAAACAATTTACAAAAAAAGCTCATGGTGGTTTAATTAAAGGCTTTCCAAAAATTGCTAAGAAAGGTTGGAGATAATGGGACAGTTTTCCAGAGGAAGATATTCCTTAATGATTTCGGATAGATCCGGTGTAGCATTTCCATACAGAGAAATGGTTCAAGAATGGAATGGTGCTTGGGTACATAATTCTGAATATGAACCTAAACAACCACAGATAGATCCCCGACCACATGGTGCTGATCCTCAAGCTTTACAACATGCTAAACCAGCTAGAGTAGAATTTGCTGTAACAGATTTATTACCTTACAATGCTTTAGAAACATATCAAATAGGTTCAAAAATTGTAAATGTTAATTTACCAGGTCATGGTTATACAACTGGAGATACAAAAAGATTTAGAGGTCCTTTAGGGGCTGCAGGAGTATATGGTACTCCAGAAGGAGTAGGAGGCATCACTGGAGCTACTATTGCAAAAGCTGCAGGGTATACTATAACTGTAGGAAAATATATTGATGGCGCAGCTGATACAACTGGTCCAAAGAATACAGGTCAATTTGGTACTGACTGGTTTTATTTTAGTGCTGATACTAATGCAACAAGTGTTGTAACAGGAGGAGGGTTTCCGTTGTCCGTTGGACCGGTTACTATACAAAAATAATGGCAGGATATACACTTTCAGGATTAGAAGCTGATATTAGAAGTTGGACAGAAGTTGATTCAACAGTTTTTAGTGGTGCTACTCTAGGCAGATTTATTGAAAATGCTGAGTATAGAATAGCATATGATTTACCCATTGATGCAGATAGAGTAGAATCAAGTGGACAATTTGCACAAAATTTTAACACTATCACTGTACCTGCAGGATGTTTATTTGTTAGATCAGTTTTAGTTTTTGATTCAACATCTGCTGATACAGGCAAAGGACAATATCTTTTAAAAAGAGATCAAACTTTTATTCAGGAATATGTGGGAGAATTAACAGGACCAGAAGGAAGTCAAACAGGTCAAGATACTAAAGGTCTTCCTAAATATTATGCTATGTTTGGAGGAGCAACAGGAACTACCGATACTACTTCAGGAGCTTTATATGTGGCCCCTACACCAGATCAAAACTATTTATACACTATTTTCTGGAATAAATTACCCCCTGGTTTGGCGACACAGACTTCTGGGACATATATTAGTAAATACTTCCCTCAGGGCTTATTATATGCTAGTTTAGTGGAAGCATTTAGTTTTTTAAAAGGTCCAGCAGATATGTTGACTTTATATGAGCAAAAGTATAAACAAGAACTAACTAAATTTGCAAGTATGCAAATAGGGAGACGAAGACGAGACGATTATACAGATGGCACTGTACGGATACCGATCGAGTCACCGCCTCAGTAATTAGGAGATTATTATGACAATAACATCGGCAATAGCTAATTCTTTTAAAGTAGAAATTCTACAAGGTGGACATAATTTTAATGATTCAAGTGGTGCACCTACAGGTAACACTTTTAAACTTGCATTATATTCCAGTGATTCTGCAACTTTAAGTAAATCAACAACAGCGTATGCGGCACCCACAAGTGCGACAGCAGATCCAACAAGTACATATGAAGTAACAACAGATTCATCTGGATATACGGGTGGTGGAAATACTTTAACAGCAAGTGCTGATCCAGTTTTATCTGGAGATACAGCATGTGTAAAATTTAATGACACTAGTTGGACATCAGCTTCTTTCACAGCAAGAGGATGTTTAATTTATAATACTACAGCTGTTACAGGATTCACAACTAACAGAGCAGTTTGTGCCGTCAATTTTGGTTCAGACAAAACTGTAACTAGTGGAACTTTTACTGTAGAATTTCCAGCTCAGACAGCTACAAACGCAATCGTTCAGATAGCATAGGAGTAAAAAATGGCGGACGTTACACTCACAGTAACGGGTCTTTCATCTACTTCTTCTGTAGGTAACTTTTCTTATTCAGGTGTTTCACAAGGATATGGTAGATATACCTGGGGACAAGCAGATTGGGGAGATACTAATTTACTTGACGAAGGATGGGGACGTCTATCTTATGGTAAACAAGATTGGGGTGGCTCACCTTATGTTCTTCTTTCTGGATTATCTTTAAGTGCATCAGTTAATTTACCAACAGAAAATATAATTGTTAAACCAGGATGGGGTACTCTTGACTGGGGTGAAAATGGTTGGGGTACTGTTGAATCTGCAGTTTATCCATTAACAGGATTATCGGCAACTTCATCTGTTGGAGCTTTAAGTCCAGCGGATGTAATGGGACTAACCGGTCAATCTGCAACTAGTAGTGTTGGATCATTAACTGCAAGTGGATCAGCTACTCAATCTCTTTCAGCTTTATCTGCTACTGCTTCTGTTGGAGCGTTAAGCCCAGCAGATGTAATGGGATTAACAGGCTTAACCGCAACGTCAGCAGTTGGATCATTATCACCAGCCGATGTCGTAGGTATAAGTGGAGTATCTGCTTCTACATCGGTGGGATCAGTAACTATTACATCTAATCCTACCTTTACTTTATCAGGTCAATCCGCTACTTCATCACTTGGTTCTTTAACTGCAACTCCTGTAACACCTGTCTCTTTATCAGGACAATCAGCTAGTACAGCTATAGGAAGTTTCACTACTGTTCAAACTTCAGTAGCTAGTTTAGTAGGACTTGGTCAAACAGCCACTGTAGGTTTAAATGATGATAAATTAATTCTATATTATTATGGAAAAAAATCACCAAAAGACACTGGCGGATATACTAATAAATCTCCTAAAAATACGGGAGGATATACAGCTAAAACACCTAAAGCTACAAGTGGATATACTAATAAAACACCTCAATAATTATGTTTGACTTAAAACTAAATAAACAATATAAACTAATAAATTAGGAGAAACACATGGCATCAACATATACCCCTCTAGGTGTAGAATTAATGGCTACTGGTGAAAACGCCGGTACTTGGGGAACAAAAACTAATACAAACTTACAAATATTCGAACAGATATCTGGAGGCTATAAAGTTGCAACTTTAAATGCTGCAGGAAGTGGAGCTAATACAACTGCTCTTGGTGATGAAACATACGATGGAACAACTGGAGCTACTTTAGCTACTAGAGTTATTATTTTAGGAGCTGTGTCTCCTCAAGCAATTACAGGAAATAAAATTGTAACTATTCCTAATGATGTAGAAAATTTCTATTTCATGAAGAACAGTACAAGTGGTTCTTATACAGTTCAACTTAAAACAGTATCTGGAGCAGGAACTACTATTACATGGGCAACTGGTGATAAAGGTTGGAAAATTCTTTATGCAGATGGAGCAGGTAATATAGTTGAAATAAGTGTACCTGTGTCAGCCGGTGGTTCAACTACACAAATTCAATATAACGATTCTGGTTCATTAGCTGGAGATGCAGATTTAATCTGGACTGCTGGAACTGGAATGACTATAAACTCTCAAAAAGAATTAAGATTAGCAGATGCTGATGATTCGCTTTATGTGGGATTAAGATCTCATGCAACTATTTCACCAGCAAACTATACATTGACATTGCCTGCGGCAACCGGTACATCTAATCAATATTTAAAGACTGATGGATCTGGTAATTTATCATGGGTATCACCAGCTAG